GATTGTATTGGCATCTGCCAAAGCCAACTTGCGCACGTTGTTATCATCAAGCAGCCATGTAGCGTTTGCCTTGTTGGTATGGAATCCATGTTCAACAATCATGTAAATAGGGCAATTAACGCTCTGCGCTCCGTGCATTACACCGTAATACTCATCATTACCGCCCTTTTTATCGCCGTTTCGGTCATACTCGGCATCACGGGAATAAACCTTTGCTACCTGCTTGCATCCCATAACGGCTTTAATGTTTGCTCCAAGGCGGTTTCCAAGGATTGTACAAGCTTCAATATTAACATCGCCCTCAACTCTGGGAATAATGATTGATGGATGGTCAACGGACTCTGTACCGCAAGCGTTGGAGTGAAGCGACAAGAAGATAAGACAATTGTTTGCCATCTTTCCGCGCTTAACCAACGCAAGGTCTTTATCCTTGTTGGTTCGCGTATCAATAACCTTGATGCCGTGGCTTCTCAAATTGTCACCGAGATACTGTCCGATTTTCCAAGTGAAATCTGATTCGTAATATGATGTTACAATCGGGCTTCTGTTTGCTTTCGCATAATGCCCACGATCAATACAAATCGTTACGTTTGAAAGTTCCATTTTTCCCCTTTCCTTTTCATCAAAAAACTTCTTTAATTCGTAAGCGTGGTTGATGCGGTTCTGGATTGCAGGTTCCTTGGTTGCTTCGCTCTGCATTGACTTAGGTCTTTCGTACTCTGTGCAGATTATACGGGTGCAATCTTCCAAGCTCCAACCTTCTTTAATTGCCTTGCGCACGTTACCGTATCCCGTAGTCTGTATCTCGGCTTCAAACATATAGAGTGTGCCGAGTAAATCACCAAGGCGGTAGCCGTGTTCTGCAAAAAAGTTCCAATAGAAGGACTTGCGCCCGTTCTTAGTGTGCTGAAAGAGTCCGAAGCCGATTTTATCGTTGATAAAGTCTACTTCACCGCTATACACCTTACGGATATACTCTTCGTTGGTGTAGCCTTTGTTCCTCTGTACTGTCTGAGGGTCAAAGGTATTCGCTGTCTCGGTTTGGATATTAGCGCACACCGCAATCGCAAATGTGCGCCCATATCTTACCTTCATAAAGTTGTAAATCTGAATGAGGTTTTCTTCGTTCTTATACATAAATTATGCCTTCGGCTCTTCGTAGGTCATTGCAAGGTCTGAATCGCTAACACCTGCGGTTGTGGGGTCATTTACGATACCGAGAATACCGAGTACAACGAAAATACCCTCGATGATATCGCAAATCTGTGCTTCAAGTGTGCCGTACTCAAAGTGTACTCCAAAGAGTTCAAGCACCTTTGCAAGCAACGCAAAAAGCGCAGGTACGAACGTGAACCAGAATACCTTGTTTGCAAATCTTACTTTCCAATTGATTTTCTTCATGTTTTCATCCTTTCCCTAACCCCATGCAATAGGGTTAGATAAAACTAAACTTGTAACCTTGATATCACCACTCTGGGTGTAATCTTCATATGATGTACAACTTACCGACAACGAATGTGTGCCATCGTTAAGCTGCACGGTTCTATATGCTTCCGAACCGCCCGTTTGCCAATCACCAATTATGATACCGTCTATCGAGCCTTTACCAACTTGCAAATTGCCCGTTGAATTATTATTGAAGCCTGAGCGGACGGTACAAGATGCGGTTTGGTATCTTCTCTTAAGAAGTTGGAAATATGTAGTACTGCTCTTAGTACTCCAGAACGCACTTACGCTTGTGTAAACACTTCCCGTCACGTAATCAGAATTGATAATAGATCCGTTGGAAACTGCCGTTACAGAATTTGCGGTATATATTGCGTAAAGTGTCATTGGTTCGCCGGACGCAACAAGGCTTTCAACTCTCTCAGTCGCATCCGAGGTTAAGCCCCAACCATAAAGGGTGTATCCTTCCTTTGCTGTGGTAATGTTAGGTCTTAATACATCAACACCCTCGTCAATCTCCTGCGTGCCAAGAAGGGTTTCTCCGTCATAGTAAGATACGATGCTTGCACCGCTCCATACTTTATCTGTACCCTTGTATATATACTTAACCTTGGTAGTGCCTTTAAATAATTTGACTAACTTGCTCGTTCCTTTAAAGGTCATTTGACTATACCCCCTGCAATAACTATCATCAAGCCGATTACCAAAGCTTCAATTACCACCTTAACTACCGTTTGTATCATGGTCTTTTTAGCTTCGTTTACGTCCTTAAGCGGTGCTTTCTCGATTTCGTCCATGCGGTTGTTTAATTTAGCGTTGTTCTCACGCATCGAAATCAAGCTTGTTTCTTGTAAATCTCTTATCTGTCTTACCATAATGGGCAGGGTGCGGAGTTCTTCAACGAACGTATGCAACTCGTCAACACGTTTCTCGGTTCTTCGCATCGAATCATCAATCCGTCTTGCAAACTCGTCATGTTCCCTTCTTGTTAAATACTCTTCCATAAAGTTCCCTCTCCGATGTTCCTTGACCGGGGCTAATACTGCTCCCCAATCGTGTAACTCAATACCGTACATTTCACCCTATAACCCTTTATCTTTAGGGGCAAGGCTTTAACCCTGCCCCCTTATTTAAAAAACCCTTTTAACACTTTGCACAAAAATTTTCAGCTGTTCCCGGAATGAAAATTGTGCAATTTTTCCCGTACTCAGTAGACCCCTTAAATCTACCGAGTACGGAAGTAATTTAGCTGTCTAAGTAACCTATCTGCAATCTTGCGTTAACTGATACGGGGAATGTTGCGGTACTACTTGAAGATGCTCTGAAACGTGCGCTAATAGTTGAGTGATTACTTGTCATCTGTGCGTCCGTTGAAGTGCCGACTACTTGAAGTTTCGTCCACGAGGTAGCATCTTGTGTGTAATTCATTACAGTTTCACCGCTTGATGAATTGAAAGATGATACCGTCTTAGCGTTAACTCCAACTTCATGCGCTCCATCTATACCCGTAGGTGTTCCCACGAATCTGTAATACAGAGCCTTGCCCTGGCCTTCCGATGCATCATGTGCCGTGTAGTACACATAGTCACCATTAACTATACCCTTGCTATCGTTAACAGTAGGTGTCACCGCACCACTCTTAGCCGAGATAGTACCGTTGAATGTTGCATCAAGGATAATGGTCGGATTAACACCGCTTGATGATACTGTAATATTAATGGTTGCACTCTTCGTTACACCATCCTCTGCATACGATACTCCAATAGGATATGTGCCTGCCGTTGACATATCAACTTGTGATGTGTCTATCTGCACACTTGAGGATACATCGGCACTCGTTGAGTCCGTATAGGTTGCCGTAGCCGTAATATCGCTTGTATCTAAGTTATCCCCTACTGTGTACTGAACCACCGATTTAGAAGCACTCAGACTTGCTAAAGCCTTTGTCTGCGTATCTGCAACAGTAATGCTTATCGATGCGGTCTCGGTCACACCATTGAATGTGTAACTTACTCCGATGTTATATGTACCCGCAACAAGCATATTTACATTCTGTGTATCGTAAGTGCCTTGCACCGTCTCACTCGATGAGTCTGTGAAATGTGCCGTGGTAACGATATCACTCAAATCTAAGGTATCGCCCACGTTGTACGAAACGTTCGTCTTAGTGGCCGTAATCGAGTCGAGTACCTTAGTCTTGGCCGGTATAGTCTCAATATCATTCTCAATGATGTATTCACACAATCCGTAGAACTTTTCGCCGGCGAAATCACGGGAACGCAATCTTAAGCAATTCTCATACACATCACAGATAGTACCTTCCGATTCTGCGTATACATACTCTGCGCTTCCCTCGATGATATCTCTCGGAACTGTCACGGATGATAAGTGTACAAGGTAAGCACCGCCACCCGTCTGTCTTACCACGTTCAAGTTGGGGTACTGTTCTTGGTAGTAATATCTGATGTGTGTGTGTCCTGTTACCCAAACCACGTTTTTGTAGTGGTCAATCAAGTCGAGCCAATCAAATCTATCTTGAAGGGTATCTGCATCCGAATATCCCCATGACTTGTAAGAGTGATATACACCGTTGCAATCGCCAAAGCCGTAAGGCTTATGAGCGTTATTCGGCAAACAATGTGACCACAGTATTACACGCTCATTGCGGTGTTCTTCAAGCACATTTTCTACCCACGCAAGGACTTCGCTTGAGAACATCGTATTACCTCTACTATCAAGAACACCTTCGAATATCGGTACGAATACGTTAAGTATTCCGTTGATAGTCTTAGTATAGTAGTTAACGGTTTCCCCGTTGTAATCCGTATCAATGTACTGTCTTAAATCGGACGGATTAGTTACACCAACGGATGAAGATTGTATTGACTCGTGATTACCATTAACACCGCATACGGGCGTGTTAACAGCATATGTATCTCTTGCGGTTTTCCACGCTTCTAAGTGGCTCTGTGTTCCCTTGGATGTGTAGTCTCCATCAATTTTTATTACGTTGCAATCTTCTCTTTCATCGCAATATGTGAAGCACCTCGCCCAATCATCCGACCCCGTGTCGTACTGATAGTGAACATCACTAAGCCACCCCTCAGTACCTTTCTTATTACCCCAATCACCGCTCTGCCAAAGTTTGGAAGAGGGAATATTGTAGGTAGCCTTAATCGCCTTGTCATTGTCCGATGCAAGAACGGCTACAAGTTTAGTAGCATACTTTGGAATAGCGTTGTACTGATTGAACTTGTCGAATACTGTCGGTGTGCTTGTGTGGTCTACCGCAAGAACTGTAAGCATATTCAACTTGGTGTAGTTAGGTAGTATGCCATCATCATTCGCCCAATAAAGGTCGTAGTTTCCATCATGTGCGGAATCATAAGACGTAAGCGTTACTGTGCCGTATGCGTTACTTGCCTTGTTGTTACCGAAAGTGTAGCCGAGTGTAAGTGTAGGACTCTCGCCACCACCGCTAATACTTTCGATTTCGCTCGGAAAGTCTGACGGGTCAATCAATGCCGATGTACCCTTCTTAGCTCTGATTGCATCTGCCGTGTCTACAAGTAAGCCGTAGGATATAGTCAACTTGTCATTTCGATTCATAGGCTACACCTCGATTCCTTCTGCACTCGGTAACTCTGCAAGCACTATATCCGCTATGTCCGCTTTGTCTTGGGCGGTGAGAACGTAGTCGTCTCCGGGATCACCTTTCATACCTTCGTAGATTGTGCCGTTTATTTCAAGCTTGTTAAGCTGCGCTGTTGCTGTTCCCGTAGGATTGGGAACTACTTCTGTGCCACTTCCACCGCTCGGCAAATTGTAGGTTACGCCGTTAACTTTTATCTTATTAGCTGTTGCGCTCGCGGAATCGGAAGGGTTAACAACAACGGTTGACTTGGTGGCTAACGCTCCCGTTAACTGTTCGTACTGTGAAGGTGTAGGGTGCTGACTTTCTTCGCCCTCGGAAAAACCGCTTGCGTAAATAGGAACTTCCACGGTATCTGCGGTAATTCTATACTCATTCGCTCCGTCACCGTACACCGACACTTTAAGCTTACCGGCTCTTGTGATTTCCCAAGGTACTACGCACTTGTTTTCTGCATCAAGTATTACTGTGTAAACATCAACACCGTTTCTAAACGTTGCGGTCTTGGTGGTATTATCCCAATCGGACGAATCAAAATTGAACTCTGCCGTTAAGTAGTTAACAGAATCGCTGACGGGTGCGTTTCCGTCCGTGCGCTTTATGCTCTGCTTAACAACGTGAAACTCTAACTCCATGTTCATGTGTTTTCATCCTTTCTTTAAGATTCTGTGATAAAGTAAAGTGTGCTGCTATCGTAAGTACCAAGCGCGTTATACTGTGCCTGCGTACCACTCCATAATGTTAATCCGTTCAACTGTGAATCCACGGCGGTAAAAGCATTATCAATACGTGTTTCCAGAGCGTTCATGTTTGAAGCGTTCCAAGCATCGCCCTCTTGTGATACTGTACCGATTGCTCTTACTACTTCAACCGTAGTTACCGAAGCGGTGTTTGATACATCTGTGATAGTTCTGCGGTTGGGGTACTGTGCGATAGTGTCTTTCCATGTTTTCTTGACAAAAGCCATTGTTAAACTCCTCTCTACAAGATTAATCCAACCTCATCACCCATCGTTATGTTATCGATGCTCAAGTAATAGAAGTTGCTCTCTATAATGTCGTGTACGTCTTTTAAAATCTGTTCTACATCGTTTATGTCTTTATGGGTGTACTTAATCGGTGAAAAGCCACCACCCCCGTTATATCCGGGTGTAGGCGGTGTAGTGTCATACGTTGAGTACGCATCCCTTATCAATTGCACTCGCCACAACACGTTAAATGTGAACCAATCCCACACGGGTGTATACGGTACTGTCTGTGTGGTAGGCGGTATGTCGAGTTCAAGTACCTGCCGTAACAATTCAATGTTGTTTAAGATTCTCGATAAGTCCGATGCATTTAAACACCCTTTAAGTCCTGCGTTCCACTCGGTACGCTCGTCCTCTGTTAAGTTTGCATAGCCTTTGTTGATTAAGTACTTTGCGCGGTCAACATCTGCCGGTGTTCTGTCTGTAACGGGTTCTATCCATGTTAAACTCATTTCTTATCACCCTTTGTCTTTGTAGACTTCTTCTTTTTTGGTGGGTTATCGTTATAAGGATTAAGCGGTTGTAAGTTCATATGATGTATACCTCGTCCATAATCAAGTCATCGTTACCCATTTCGTAAAGCGGTGTGGTCTGCTTGGAATATCCTCTGCACTTCGCCGTAGCAATAAATCCACCCGTTAGGTCAATATCTTGTGACTCAATCATGGTTACGGCAATCTTGAAAGCTTCCCAAGTGTCCTCAACACCAACCCACTCGCCTACCTTTTCGACACCGCACAGATATGACATTGATAACGTCTGTCTTAGCTTGTGGTATTCAAGAAGGTTGCTTGCGATATATGGAAGCAGGTCTACGTTGTACATCGTAAGACCGCTATACTCTTTAATCTTGGGTGTTTGTCCGACTTCGGCTTCTTCCTCGGCAACAATTGCGAAATCTGCGGTATCATATCCGTATGCCTCAACAACCACTTCTTCTGTGGGGTCTGTCGGCTCTACCCATACATAAAACGGTGTGCCTTGATGAATGGTAGCGTTTGTTGCGGTTGCATCCTTAATCGGTTCTGAGAAGTATATATCGTGTCTGCCTGCCGATAATTTACCTCGGAACACTTCGGTTAATTCGTTCTTAAGCAGGTATCTTGTTACGTTGATTGATACACCGTTTACATACTCGTCTAACTCACCGCTTGACTTACCTTGAAACTTTCGATTTCTCGTAACCGTGGAATCCATGTTTCTATCCGGGTGATAAATCTTGATATTTTTACCCCTGGAATCGTCTATCACCGCGCCGATTGCAAAACACACTTGCTGAATCGCATCTTTAGCGTTAATTCTCGGTATTACACCTTGTACATATTCTGTAATATCGTTTGCAATGTCGAAATCTTCAAAACCTGCTTCGGTGAAGATGCCTTCCAATATCGATGCTGCACTAACGGGTGTAGTCCATACCCAACCGTCATACGTTGCCTTTGCAAGTAAGCCTAAAGGCGATACGCAATTAAATGTTGCGGTTGCATCCTTGTACTCCCATGAATCAATGTAGAATGTTCCGAGGTTAACGGTGTCCCCGTCCACATCTTCGTATGCGGTTAACGGCTGTCCGCTCTGAATGTATCTCCATGCGCCCTTTTCGTTCTGAGGGTTAAACGTTCCTTTGTCATCGTTAAGCGTAAAGGTAAGTGTGTTATACGGTGCGGTGGCGCCGGTAACATCCACTTTCTCCGAAAGCTTCGCGCTCATAATGGTTTCTTCGTCATATGTCATGTTCAACCCGTAAAGGATATATGATACCATTACCGCTCTATAAGGTGCGCCCGACTTGGTGAAGGTAATTAATATCTCGTCATAGTTGTTGCAAGGTTCGCTACACCAGAATGTGTAACTTGTCGCGGTGTATTCCTTGGAACTAACCTCATTACCGTTAAGCTTGTATGTAACGGTGAATGTCGGAAGATCCTCGGCAAACTTAAGTGTTATGCCATCGGAACTGTGCGCTTCGTTAAAAGTGATACTCAAATACGTGTCCGTAAAGTCGCAATTTGCATCCGATAACCCCAAAATCACGGGGTATGAATAGTTATTGGGTGCAATTGATGCATTACCGTCAAGTAACCATTGATTTAAGGCGGTACGTGCCACCAAAGGGTAACTGCCATCCTCGGTTAACAACTCCGGCATGGAATAATTCTGAAACGGTGAACCGTCAACATATGCATCCGATAAAGCCGATGTATCAACAAATTGTACGTTTCCCCATGTTCTTGTCATTTTCTATCTCCTTGCAGGGCTTTTGGCGGTAAATTTCGCGGTTAAGCCTTGGAATGATGCCGAATTGCTCTTTATCTTCATGTATTCATCGCTTACGCTTGATATGTATGCGGTGAATCTGTAAACTCCGTTAATATCGGGTAACTCTACGGTGTGAAACTCGGTAGGCTCTGTAAGCTTATCCCACAAGCTTTGGTACACCGCAGGGTTTTCTACAACCCCAACGGTCAACGTGAAGTTGTAGTACACCCCTATAATTTCTCTCTTTAAATCTCCGTCCTCGGTTCTGTTTGCGTACTTATCGAGTACATCCGCGTTACGCTTCAAACTAACCAAGGGAATATCAAAATATATGTTGTCTATCTTAATGCCTTGTGTGAAGTCCATTAGTTAACCCTCAACTGTGTTCCGTTTCGCTTCGATACCGCATCAAGTGCAGGCTGCAAAACCTCTGCCAACTGTGCCAAACTGCCCTCAAACTTGATTGTGATATCTCGGCTTAATCTTTCGCCAAGTGCATCTAAAAACTCTGTGTTGTTTTCAAGTGGAATAACGGCTTCTTTGCCTGCTTCGCCTATCATTGCCATTGTAGGACGGTTTACGATGCCACCCTCTGCAAGTAACGGGATGCGGTCAAGCTTCTTGATGTTAAATCCTACGTGTCCGCCACCGAGTATTCCCGGAAGGTCAAAACCAAAGCCGTTAAGCTTATCGATTAAAGCGTTAATGCCATCGATAAACCAATTTATGAACTTTGCAAAGCCGTTACGGATCTTCGTGATAAATGCCTTTAATTTGTCGCTCACGTTGGTGATGGTATTAAGTACACCCGTCTTTATCTTGGTGCCGAGCGACTTAAAGATATCGCCTATCGCGGTTATCTTGTCCTTGATAAAGTTATAAGCGGTTGTGAACACGCTCTTGATTGCATCCCAACCCTTCTTAAATGCAGCCTTGATTACATCCCACTTGGCAATAATCAAAGTTACAACTGCGACAATGCCTGCAATGATAAGCGGTAACCAATTACCGGTAATAAGTGATAAGCCTATACCGATTGCAACGATTGAAGCTTCCAAAACGATAAGCATTTCATTTGTGATGTAGCCTTTTTCAATCCAATCCTTTAAGGCAACTACCACACCCGTTACACCGGCTACGATAAGGGCTAATCCAGATACGATGGGGTTAAGGTTACTTAAGAAGTTAACAACCTTCCAAGCAAGCAAGCCCGCGCCGATTGCTGCAACTGTTCCGAGAATCCATTCAAGGTTTTCTTTGAGCCAATCAACCCATTCAAACTTTGACTTGTCGATTTCGACTTCCTCAAACATATCTTTCGCAGATGCTCCACCGCCCGCACCGCTACCGTTGTCTTTATCGAGTACATTCAAATCATCGAATGATGCAAGCTTCTGCGCTTCCTTTGTTGCCTGCCCTAATGCCTTGCCGTACTCCACAACCTGCGCTTTCGCCTTGGTGTAGGTTGATTTACCGCTTAATACCGCAAAGAACTGTGCAATTGCATCTGTCGCAACGTTAAGCCATGATACAAGCTTTGTTAATGCCGGAAGCAATGCGGTTAAGATGGGAGCAACCGCCGTTGCAAGTCCGTTCTTTAACTGTGCGGTCTGCGATTTAAAAGCACTCATTGCCTTTTCATACTCACCGCCGTATCTTGCGAGGTTCTGCAAGCCTTCGCGCATAGCCGATACCATGCTTCTAAATCCTCTCGCAATTACTGAGAATACGAAAACTCGCTTTGCAAGCCCCCATACCCTCTTGGTGAATTTATCAATAATGTTGTTACTCTTCTTGAAGTTGTCCGCGATCTGCGCAACGTTCTCTGCTTGATGGGTTGATGCGTACTGTGCTAACGCTTCTTTTGCCTTAACCAACTTCTCATAGCATTTCTGCGTTTCAATATCGAGTCTGCGCATCTGCACGGAAGTTTCCTTGATGCCTAATCTCTGGTTAATATCTCCGCGCTCTTTAAGCTTTGCAAACTGCTTTTCAAGCTTCTCTACTTCGCTATTAAGTTTCTTAAAATCGGTTAAGTCAACCGCCGTGTTAACTCTTATCTGCGCATCGTATGCCATTTACTTCGCTCCTATTGCTTCTAAGAACGCGCGTGTAGCTTCGTCCTCTTCCGGGGTCATCGGCTCTTCTGCCTTAAGTGAATATATCTTTTTGCCTTTCTTATAGGCTTCTTTCTCTTCCTTTGACATCTTATTGGTGAGTTTCTTGCTTCTGATATCGATTACCCTTGTAAACGCGCACTCTTCAAGGTTGGAAAGCAATATCATAAACTCCCAGAAGTGCATCTTCGCCGTGTTAAGATTGATGCGGTACTGACTCATAAATGCGCTGTATATGCGCCCGTGGTCTACATCGAACGATACTATTGTTTCGGTGCTGTCGCTCTTTACGTGGTTATCATAGTTCCAACCATTAAAAAACCACTCGCAGCACTCGGCTATCTCTTCAATGTCTGCCCCGTAATCTTTAAACAATAGCCTTGCGATGCAGTAATATCTTTCGGTATCATTTAACTCTGGGTCTGTCATTGCTTGGCTTATCTGTATGCCCGTCCTAAAGTCTGTATTAAGCTTGTAGCCGTGCCATTCAGTAGGTAAAGGGTCTAACAGTATGTTAAACATTATCTACCGCCTTTACGGGGCTTGTAGCGGTCATTAAGCCACTTTTCGCGTGTTGTACGATTCTTCTTAACAATCGGCTCTAACTTGTCAAAAAACTCAATGAACGCAAGCGGTGAAGGTAAAACCCCGTCACCAAAGACTTTGCGTGTCGCCTCTACACCGAAAGTCTCATCAAACTTTGCGCTCATTTTCTCCATTACCTCAACTGTAAGCTTCATGCCCTCGATATCGTCCTTAACATCGGCTTCATCGATTCTCTTTGATTCCTGCTCACCAATTGAGATAATCTCTTTTAATGCCTTGGCAAAATTCAAATTGTCGACGTCGACAACGATTGTTTCGCCACAATCATTAACCTCTATCTCTATTCCCCTTGATACTCTTAATGATTCCATAAACTAACATCCTTTCCTATGGCTCAGAGATGCGGAAAGGTTCACCCCCGAGCCTATGTTAATTTGCATTAACACCGTTATGAATTTGTTGTGAAAACTCCCGTCTGTACATTGAATGTACCCTGCACACCATCACCCTTACCGCCGATGGTGAAAGAGTTCATAAGTTCGCTGCCTGCATCACCGCCGATAGAGTCAATAGAGATGGTGCATTTTCTCTTGACTGCGTTGTACACGCTTGCGGTTACTGTGGTATCGAAGATATTTAAGCGGATATAATCGGTATCAGCATCACTACCGGTAGGAAGTGTCTTAACCATGTTATCAAGCCAAGTCTGCAACTGTTCGTCTTTGATGTACTCTTTCTCAACTGCGATTGAGGGAGTATAAGACTTAACGTTGGTTGTGCCGTTAGCCTGATTGATGTACTGCTTTGTCTCGGTTTCTGCGTTAAACTCTTCTGTAAGTGAGGTAATACCATCACCAAGAAGCACGTAAGATGCAGTAGTTGCCGAGCCGATGTTAAGATAGTGTCTTAACTTCTCTCTCATTTCTGCCATTGTCTTAATCTCCTATTGTGTAAATGATTTCAAGTCCGACTTGATAGATTGATGTATGTGCATCTGCCACACCCACGTAAAACGAAGATGTAACACCAACTTTTCTTACCCCTTCCACGTTGGGAAGGTTGTCTGCGTTGTACTGTTCCTCAACCCATCGCTCCAAGCCTTCAAACCATGTTCCATTGTCGATTCGCTCTGTATTCTCCTGCGATTCAAGCCGTGCCGTAAACAAATAGTTCTCGGTCACTTCTCTTGTGCCGGATAAATACCGCTTAATGTTGACAATCGGTTCTTTGGCTAAAGCATAGGTCACGGCTCTGTCGCTCTGTCTGTCGGTATCGATTTTTATGTTTTCGTAGCCCTTAAGCCACTCAATTAATGCGGTACTAACTGTCATTTGCTTGCTTCTTTCCTCGCCATGCTCTCTATCTTCTTAAGTCCACCTTCTTGTAACATTCTGTCTACCCAATAACCACCGCGCCTTGGTGAGCCTTGGAAGTTATATTCTGGGTGATAATATAGCCTACGTGCATACGGTGTCTGCCATACAACATCCGTATCCTCTAAATGTCCGCTATCAATTAGCCTTCCGGGGTCATCGTACAACCCCTCTACATCAAAAGGTACATATGGTTCGCTTAACATTAAGACCGCTTCAGTAACTACTTTCTGGACTCTCCCCATTG